CCGTTTTCGCCCACTCCAAAAACACTTCGAAGTCCGGATATTGCTCGTGTAAGTCTGTTAGGTGGCAACAAATTTAGTAGGCCGGTAGCTCCTCGACCACCAATTCGTCCTACAATAGCTTGTTCTTTTGTTTTTTTCTGTAGTCGCCCAGCGCTACCTGTTCTACCATCTACACCAGGACTTTTATCATTGTTTGGATCGTTTGGAACAAGTCCGCTTGCACTTCCTAGTGATCTACGTACTCTCGTAACACCAGGAACATTACCTAATACAAACAACGGATTTACAACGCGGGTTTCACTGAATGTATTACCGGTTTGAAGTTCGGCTTGACGAACTAAAAATAGTGCGCCATCACCAGATCCAATAAACTTTTGTAAACGAGTAAGATCACGACGATACGATACTGACGCAGCAGCACCAAATCGTGTATCTTCTGTGGTTGCATTGCGTTGTGGATCGTTCGGTTTAATTTCAATATATGGTTGATCGCCACGGTTTGGTTCTCTGTTTGAGTAACGGCCGTAGATATCATTCATTTTTGCATCAAACCGTTCGGTCATTCCTTTGAATGCCATTATCCGTACCTATTCGCTTCCATCAGACCCGTACTAACCTTTCGGCCATCTAGGTTGACGGCGATGCCGCCTGAGCGCATCAAATTGATGAGTTGATCTATCTTACCTTCAAGATTTTTTGTATCTAATACAACCGATGAAGAAGATCCACCAGTAACGTTTATTCCCGGCAAGCCAGCAACGGCACCTCCAAGCCCAGCATCACCAGCACCACCAAACATACTCAATATGTCTGGCATACCTTGAATGTTACTTGTACCACCAGCTATGCCAGCTAGTGCTCCTACATCAGTTGGAGTTACCGATGGAGCCGATTCTTTTCGTCGTCTTCTACCAAAGAATCCACCAATTTTTCCTCCAATGCTCTTTATAGCACCGCCAACCCGTCTAGCAACAGCGCCGGCCGGTGTTTTTCCTAGAATATTACCTACAAATTTTCCGACGCCAGTATTAGCCAATTTACTGATACCCGTTCCTAACAAAGCACCAACAATGGTACCAGCACCAGGAATTACCGAACCGATTGCTGCTCCAATTTTTGCACCGCCGAGTTTAGCTAGTCCACCCTTTAAAAGTGAAGAACCAATACCTTTGACGCCACCACCTTTTATAAATGAACCGGCAAGATTACCTATACCAGGAATCTTAGAAACAATATTTGCTGCAGTAGATTTTACTCCACCACCTAACAATCCTCCAATACCACCGGAACCTCCCTGTAAAAAGCTAGCAGCTTTTCCTAACATACCTGAATTGCCTTTACCTGTTAGACCACTCAAGAAATTAGATGCTTTTCCACTCAAGAAACTCTTTCCCCTTTCTAGCAATCCACCGGCAAGGCCCTGAACTTTTTCACCAATCGGTCCCAACTTTCCGGTAATACCAGACAATCTTGACGAAATTACTTGTCCAATGTTACCACCTTGAAAGAAGCTACCAATTTTGCCTAGGAATCCGCCCTTATCAGTCAATGAACTACGAATGCTTTGTACAATTCTGTTAGAACCCAAATTGAATGAGTTCATAAAGCCGCTAATAATATTGTTGATGTTGCCACGCATTCCACCACCAATTGCACGACCCATAGCAGACATCTGTGAAGATGTTAGTACTACTTCACCCTTTTCAAGAATAGCAATAGTTTCTTGTGGCTTGAGATTTTTTAGGTCAGAAAGACTATTACCCTTACCAACCATGTTGTCTTCACCAACTACACCTCCTTCGTGAAACACTCCAGCAAATTTAGACTTTGCCCAGTCCCATCCATCTGAAATATTAGCGACTGCTTTTGCAAAAAATCCGGAACTTATAGAAGCATCAAGCGATGCTGGTCGTCCAGCTACAGCCGATGAACCAGCACTCAACATTTCACTATACTTCTTTAGTCCAGCAGCAAGATCTTTTACACCAGCGGCAGCAAGTTCTTGTTTGATAGCTGCTTCTTCAGATGCTTTCTTAGATAGTTTTGTAGCACTTATTTTTTCTTTTTCCGCGTCTGCTGCTTCTGTGGTTTTTTTTGCAAGTTTGTCTGTCCCACGAACCAGACGTTCTATGTTTCTACCTAGTGAATCACCAATAAATGAACCCAATACACCACCGATGGCGGTTCCAATACCAGGAGCAATAACACTACCAAGTGCAGCACCGAACGCACCTCCAGCGACGCCGCCGGCGGCACCTCCAACTCCCCCGCCAGTTGCTAGACTAATACCAGCACCAATAAGGGGTGATGCTGTTCCAATTCTAGCTAACGGTCGTGCAAATTTACCAAATCTGGTAATAACTCCTCGTGATAATGGTGATCCGCCGATCAGTCTACCCGCAGTTGAAAAATTTGCACCGGCTTTTCTTATTGATAAGGATCCAGCCAGACCTTTAATAGTATCTCGAGCGATAAGATACGCTAGAATCTTATTATTACCGTCTTTGAATGCATCAACAATAGATCTGGCAGCATTCATTCCAGAATTTGCTAGTCTTTCAAACTTATCATCAAAATCTGCGTTGGTAGGTTGCTTATTTTTTGTGTTTTCTTCGGTACCTGTCAACAGATTTTGAATTTCTGTTAGAGACATGCCCAAAGCACCGCTCACCGCATTCTGCAAAGATCGAGGCAATCTATCCAATGATCCCAAACCGCTTCGTTGTAGTGCAGTCTGAAGTTCTACAGCGACTTGTTCATTTGTTCCAAATTGAGAAGCAAACTGAATGCCTGAAATGTCAAATCCAGGTAGAAATGTCTGTAATTTTGCTGCTGATTCTAGACTACCTTCAAAATCCATAACGAGACGGTCCGCCAGTGCAGAGATACTTTTCATACTAACGCCCATCTTATTCAAGACAATTAACTGTTTTGCAAATCCTTCTGCACCTTGGTTTGCATAACGAGCGAGTTCATCGGTGTTCTGTGCCATTTGTTCGATGATGTCGGCCGGGATCTGATTATTTATTTTTGATAGTGCCACAACATATTGTTGTGAAAACTTTACAAGATCGCCGCTACGACCATTCCATCTAAACAATTGTGCATTAATTTGGGCAGCTGTTTTTTCTGCAATGTTATATACATTATTGAGTTCTACTGTGCTCTCTATCAATTCTTTTGAAACATTTTTTATGTTTCCCAATTGTATACCTAAATTAACTTGAGCCATTGCTAATTCGCTAACACCGGCAAGCACACCTGTTCTAAATACTTGACCAATGTTCTTTACAGCTTGAATAGTTATATCAATATTTTGTTTGAATGCCAAACCTTCCTTCTGTAACTTGATCATCGCAGATGCAACTTGACCAACAGCAAAAACAAGACCAACTTCAACTAAACGAGTTATCGTTCTAAAACCATCTCTAATAGCACGTGTAGTTCTATTAGTTTGATTCAATTTGGTATTGACCTTCTTTGTGTGTTGTGCTGTAGTGTTTGCGTTTGTTGACGCTTGACCAAGATTACTTGCTACGCCTTGTGCATTTGTTGACGCACTTTGTAATTGATTTACAATTGCACCAAGATTTGCAGCAACTTGACTAGTGCTATTGACCATCTTTGAAAAATTGCGTTCCATGATTACCGATGCACGAGTAATCTTGCCCGCGTTTTCACGAATGCGTTCAGTATCACCTACAATACGTCGTACCGTATCACTAACTTGTTGTGCAACAGATGGATTATCAAACAAAGGTTATCCCCGAATAATGTTTGGTCGATTTATGACCGGTCCTTGGCTTGGTGTAGATTTTCCGGTTTCTCGTTCAAGCGATTCACCCAACAATTTCATGTAGTAAAGTCGTAAAAAAATTGGCAAGTTATATATTGTGTCCCAATCCCATCCGCCTTTACCATAAGTAACCATATTAAATATACTTTTGTGAAGGTCTAACTTATACTCCGGCGTTAGGCCAAAAAAAGTTGATATCAATCGGTACCTCCATGCGCTCTGCATGGCCACAGCTAGCACATTCAAAGTCAAAAGTAAGGTCAATATCAGGATTGACTTTACGAGCGTGGTCACGAAATGCCATTGCATCTTTAGCCGGCATACTTTCAACAAAGTCTTTGATAAGTTGAGCATCGGCATCACCATCTACAGCAATAATAGAACGTCGCATACGAGTTGTGACTTCTTGTGTAATTTGAACACCGGCCTTTCTCATACCTTCAAGTTCTGCGTTGATAGACTTTTCATCACGATGCGTAAGAAGCTTGAATGTGATTGTTTTTTTTGAAATTGGCGCAACCCAAGTAAATTCATTCTTGCCTTTTACCGACGGTGAAAAGTCTACTTCCTTCTCATTGATGTTTTCAAGGTTGATTTCATGCTTGGATGTAGCACCGCACATAGGACATGACACCGTAACCGTGTAATCCTTACCATAACCGAGAATACGAGAAGCAATGATAAGACCGTTCTTGTCGCCGAGTAAAAGATCATCATACTTTACGTTCTTGTCGGCAATCAAGGCCTCCATGAGCTTGTCAATAACTACGCCACGTTGAATGAGGTTACGACTCGTCAAAATGTCCTCGTGCTTTGCGGTCATGTAGTAGATTTCTAGCTTACCTGACGCAAGCGGATGACCTTCTGGATAATACCAACCACGGGACGGTAGTTCAATGACCTCGGTTGGATACTGAATAGCTGGCATATAGACTCCTAAAGTATACAATTAGTATGGACAACACTCATAAATAGATTTCAGAGTGGTTTTATGATGGAAGATCGGCGGTATCCGTGATACCTGATAAGTCTAACCCGTCGAGTTCCTCGGATTGTGATTTTTTGAGCCGTGTAACAAACTCCTTGAAGAAACTCTTGTCTCTGACCGGCGTAACAAGGCTGCCATCCACGATTTCATCGACAATTTTCTGCTTTTCTGACAAAATTACACGCATCTGTTCGTCGATCGTGTTCTCACAAATCATGTAATACGCAGAAACCTGTTTGGTTTGACCAATTCGGAACAGTCTATCCTCAGCTTGTTCGTGGATTGCCGGCACCCAGAACTGATCGAGAAATATTACGGTGTCGATGCTATACTGAAGGCCGTCAATACCCATAGCACCAGCGCCAATACTGAACAGTCCTACCTTAGCGGTTCCTTTTTTCAGTGCGTCAATGCTTTTCTGACGTTCCGTGGTGGTCAACTGACCGTGAATCAACGCAGCTTTGTCGCCGTAATGCTTGGCAAGTTGCTTGAGGGGTTCTACGTAACAACAATAGATGAGCACACCACGGTCTTGTTCAAGCAGTTCATCTACAACCTCATGCAAACGCGGCATTTTCTTGCCAATGAGATAATTCTGAATGGCCGGCATTTCAGCAATAGTAGGTTTACCAAGCGTTCGCCACTTACGAAACAACTTTTCAAGCAGTTGTTGATACTCCTTGTGTTCGTCCGGCGTGAGTTCTACATAGAGATCGTTGCGTTGCTTGGCTGGCAACTCGGTGAGAATGTCTTTCTTGAGTCGGCGAATAACGAGATCTTTTGTTCTCGCGTGTAAATCATCAAGATTACGAGGATCGGCACCTTGCCAACCGCCATATTTTTGTGTAAATTGGAAAAAATTGTTAAATCGACTACTATCCAAGAAATTCAACAGTGTGAACGCTTCAACGGGTCGATTCAATACCGGCGTGCCAGTCAAAAAAATAACTTCCTTGGTCTTGATACCAGGATAGAGCTTCTTAGCCTTACCATCTCCTAGAATGCTCTTAGCACGCTTGGTTTTTCTGTTCTTGATGTAGGTAGCTTCGTCACATACCAAGAGGTCAAATTTTGCGTCACGAAGCTCCTTGGCACGCTTTTCTACAATGTCATAGTTGATGATGTGAAACTGAGCATCAATGCGACCACTCTTTTCGTTACTATACCAGATAGTAGACTTCTTGCCTGTGAATCGTTCAATTTCACGAGCCCATCCGACTACAACAGATTTTGGACAGATGATAAGCGTCTTACTACCTTTGTAAGCAGCATAACCAATTGCGGTAGC